CATCTGCCCGTGTAGTCCAATTGGCAGTAGACACGAAACTTAAAATTTCGACAGTATCGGTTCGAGTCCGATCACGGGTATTAGAAGGGGAAGGAGTTAGCCCCACTAGATGTAAAGTCACTCTGCGAGAAATGAAGATTATATGATAGGGTTTTCTTTGGTGAGTGAATAACATGAGGTTCCTGGTGGTGCGGGAACCTTTTTTTATGAAAATAAATAAAAAGAAAGAATAATATTATTATGTCTTATACAGTAACCACAAAGAATTGTTGGTATAATGACTATAAGGTGATAGTCAAAATGTTCTTCTTAAATGATGTTCCATTTACATTTGATGATTTACCTGTAGGGTATTTGTATGACCGGGAAATAGTAAGAGAAGCATACAGTAATAAAGATTATTCGGTAGAAGATATTTACAAGGGATCTAATTATTTGATATTAGAAAATTGTCATCCTTGCTTTGATGATATTGAGATATTAAACCCTGAAAACTTACCAGAAGAGATACAAAGTTTCTATAATGGAGAAGAGGATTTACTGAGATAAATAAATTATAGAAATAGCATAGACGCAGTAATACAATGCCTCTGAATAAATTAGATTCTATTATTAAGAACACTGAGGGTCGTATATTATATGTAAGTCCATCAGATTTAGACTCGACTGATAGTATTAGTAACCAAGGAAACTCACTTGCTCGACCGTTTAAAACAATTCAGAGAGCACTGATTGAATCTGCAAGATTTTCATACGTTAAGGGAAATAATAACGACGAAACAGAGAAGACTACAATTCTCTTGATGCCTGGTAATCATGTAGTTGATAATCGTCCAGGTTATTCCATTGATAATAGTAATCCAGCAAATATTACATCTGCCGATAGTTCACCAGTAAGACCTTTACCATTAACATTAGATTCTGTTTTCGACTTAACTCAAAAAGATAACGATCTTTATAAGTTTAATAGTGTAAATGGTGGTGTAATTGTCCCTCGCGGAACTTCAATCGTTGGTCTTGACTTAAGAAAGACCAAAATACGCCCTCTTTATGTTCCGAATCCAACTGATGATGATGTACTAAATTCTGCAATATTTAGGATTACTGGAGCATGTTATCTCTGGCAGTTCTCTATTTTTGATGGAGATGAATTTGGAACTGTTTATACACAACCAGATAATTTTGAACTTAAATCAACTCCAACATTTTCGCACCATAAACTTACGGTATTTGAATATGCTGATGGTGTAAATGAAGTTGGTACTAAAGGTGTAACAGACCTTGCAATGTATTATGCAAAACTATCACAAGCATATGCTAGTGGGTCAGGTAGAGAAGTTGACTCTACTGATGTATTCCCTGGAAATAAAGAAGGATTTACTTCAGTAAGACCAGAGTTTGAGATTGTTGGTGCATTTGCAGCAGATCCTATTACAATCGCATCAATTATATCAGGTGATGGTGCAACACCAACAACAAGAATTACTGTTACAACACAAACTCCACATGGATTAGATGTAGGAACACCAATTAATATTGATGGAGTAGCAGGTCCTAATAGTGCTCAGTATAATATTTCAACCAGAGTTACTGAAGTTAGTACTATTAGTGATAATATCTTTTTCTATACTATATCATCTGATCCGGCACTTATTAGTCCTACAGGTATTGTTGATAGTAATCCACCAGCAACAGTTACAATCGAAACTGATACAGTTTCTGGAGCTTCTCCTTATATCTTTAATATCTCCATGCGTTCTGTATGGGGTATGAATGGAATGCTAACTGACGGATCTAAAGCAACTGGATTCCGTAGTATGGTTGTGGCTCAATTTACTGGAGTCAGCCTTCAAAAAGATGATAGAGCATTTGTAAAATATATTCCATCATCCAGACAATATGAAAATACATTTTACTCTGCAGGAACAACACAAACTGGTTCAGATCTATCTTCACAATCTTCATCGTCCGGAACTGTATATCATTTAGATTCTGAGGCAATTTATAGAAAAGGATGGGAACAATCTCATATTAAGATTACGAATGATGCAATTGTTCAAGTTGTTTCTGTGTTTGCGATTGGATATAATAAGCACTTTGAGGCACAGAGTGGAGGAGATGCCTCTGTAACCAACTCAAACTCCAACTTTGGTCAATTATCACTAATCTCTGAAGGATTTAAGAAAGAAGCATTTGAGAAGGATAATAAAGCATTTATCACTCATATTATTCCACCAAGAGCAATTGATTCTACGGAAGAAGATGTTGATTGGTTGACTCTTGATCAGGACGCAACAAATACTTCAACTAAATTATACCTCTTTGGATTTAATGATGAGAATATAAAACCACCAATTCTTACACAAGGTTATCGTGTTGGTGCAAAAGTAAATGATAAACTTTTCCTTACTGTTGGAGGAACAGAATATTCGGCAGATATTTTAATGTCGGATGGTTCTTCATCATTTAAAGAATATTCGGTAACTTCTGGACCTTCGTCAAATATATTCACGATAGGGACTCATAGTTTAACAACAGGTGAAAAGGTTATCATTATTAGTGATGATGGAGATCTACCAGAAAATTTAAAAACTAACACAGTTTATTATGCAATTGCACCAAATAATACGACTGTTAAACTTGCCGCATCAAAAGCAGAAGCAGATGCCGATCAACCAATTACAGTATATGGTGGAACAAATCTAAAAATTATTACGAGAGTTTCTGATAAACAATCTGGTGATGCCGGACATCCAGTTCAGTGGGATGGTCAGTGGTATATTAATGTAACTAACAATAATATTACATCAGTCATAAATCCCTTATCTGGTGCATCAGAACCAACCATCATCAAGAGAATTGCAGATACTAGAAGTTTAGATGAGAAGATTTATAAAGTTAGAGTTGTAGTTCCAAGTCAACTTGCAAATGCAAAAACTCCAGAAGCAGGATTTGTTATTCAAGAATCTAGCACAACTGGATATGTAGGAACTGCCGATACGAATAGATCTACTATCGATTCCACTAATTACAATTGGAATCGCAATCCAAGTTTTATTAATACTTGTTCTAGAGTTTCAAACACTGTAACTGTTGTCTCAGAATTACCCCACAATTTAAAAGTTGGAGATTCAGTCACTATTAAGAATGTAACTGATTCTACAAACACGACTGGATTAATTGATAAAGGATATAATGGAACTTATAGTGTAAGTGAAATTACTGATGACCTAACCTTTAAGTATACAACAACATTAACTCCAGGAACATTTACAAATAATGTAAATGAAAGAACAACATCACTTCCAAGATTTGAGAGAACTGACCTACAGTCAAATCTTTATGTTTATAGGAACGAGATAATCTCTGAATATAGTGATGGAGATTCAAATGGTGTTTATCACATTTATACACTAAATTCTAATAATGCAATTCAGAATGAATTTACAAATCTAAAATACAGTCAGAATGTAACTGATTTATATCCACAACTTGATAGAGATAATCCTAACGACGACCCAAATTCTGCAAAAACTTATGCCTTAAGGTCTCCAATCGGAGAAGTTCAGACAGATGACCTTAAGAAGAGTATTACAAGAGAAAGTGCCGACTTATTACTAACATCACTTGGTATTGGTCTTGATATAACATCCGTCTCAAACCCAACATCAACAACACCAACTATCACTTTCGATAGAAATCATAACTTTAATAGTATTGTAACTGGAACTCTTGGTGCAACTTCAGGGTTTACTGCAGGAACTTATTATAATGTAAAAATTTCCACAATAGCAGATCCAATTAGTAGTGGAAGTGCTTTTGATAGTGCTTGGCAGGGTGCAACTGCAAAAGTTGTTGTTGCACCTGGACAAAGTATAACTTCCGTAGAAATAATGAACGGTGGTTCTAATTATTCTGCAGCAACATATTATTTGGATACTCGTGTAATTGGAGCAGGAACTCCTAATACATTTACAGTCACTTCTGCTGGTATTTCATCTCATATTGGAGATGTAGTTCAGTTTACTGGTACTGGAACAGGAACTGATACTTATCATCGTATTACTGGTGTCACTGGTAGAAATAGTATTTCGATTGCAAGAACAACTGGTGATCCGGTAATCACTTCAGATAATTATGCATTTGTGACTGCACCTTCTGTTGCATTTACTGGTGTTGGAAATACAATTACTGCCACTGGACATGGATTAGCAGTCGGTAATAAGTTTAGAGTAATCGGTAGTAACAATAATAATTTTGGAGATTATATTGTCGGTGTTTCTACACTTCCTAATGAATTTGAAGTCACTGGTGGTATTGGAACTGCATCAGGATTTATCCTAAAGCACGGACTATCATCAAATGCAGGTGTTTCTGATAGGTCAAGTGAAAATCTTCAGTCAAGAGCAATTACTGTTTTTGATGGAGAAACATTAACTCTTTCTGAATCTGGTGGCATTGATGCTAGTTCAACAACAACATCATTCTCTGTAAGTAGTCCTGGTATTGCCGGAACTATGACAAGGTTCCCATTAGGTTCTTACATTCAGATTGATAATGAAATTATGAGAATTGCGAGTGATTCTCTGAGTGGAACTCCTGTAGATGAAATTACAGTTATTCGTGGAGCACTTTCTACTTCACCCGCAACACATGTCGAGAACTCAACAATTAGAAAGGTTAAAGTTCCTTCAATTGAGTTCCATAGACCATCAATTATTCGTGCTTCTGGTCATACATTTGAGTATCTTGGATATGGTCCTGGAAACTATTCTACGGGTCTTCCGCAAGTTCAGGACAGAACACTCACAGAAAGGGAAGAGTTCTTGTCACAGGCACAGGAAAGAGGTGCTGGTCTTGTTGTTTATACTGGTATGAATAACAAAGGTGATTTCTATATTGGAAACCAGAAGAAATCATCTGCAACTGGTGAAGAAACTAATTTTGATATTCCAGTCCCAACTGTAACTGGTGAAGATCCATCAAGATTAAGTGCAGTATTTGATGAAGTTACAATTAAAGAAAGATTAGTTGTAGAAGGTGGAGATTCTGGACAGGTTCTTTCACAGTTTGGTGGTCCTGTTACTTTTGATGAAAAAATTAAAGCAAATGGACAAGTAAAAATTGCTAATCCAACTGATTCTACAGGAACCACTTCTGGAGCACTTGTAGTTACTGGTGGTGTTGGTATTGGTAAAACAATTACTGCAGCAAATGCCACAGTCGGTAATGTTACTCTTAATGGTACTACAAATGAACTAACTTCAACAAGTGGTAATTTGAATATTAATGCATTTGCAGGAAGTTCAGTTGATATTAAAACAAATACAAATGTTACTGGAATTCTAGATGTCAATGGAAGAGCAGATATTGACAATATAAGAATTGATGGTAATACTATTTCTTCACAAAATACTAATGGAGACATTAACCTCACTCCTAATGGTACTGGTAATGTTAATGCTAATATTACTGGTAATGCTTCTTCTGCAACTATATTACAGACAGCAAGAAATATTGGTGGTGTATCATTCAACGGTAGTTCAAGTATCAATCTACCAGGTGTTAACACTACAGGTAATCAGAATACAAGTGGTAATGCTGCTACTGCTACTACTGCTGCTAACTTAAGTTTTGGATCTGCTAATCAGGTTGTATTTAAGAATAGTGGTAACAATGGATCTACTTCATCCAATCTTACATTTGATGGAACTAATCTAACAGTTGGTGGTGATATTACTGCTTTCGCATCTGACGAAAGATTAAAAACAAATATCTCTCCAATAACAGATGCACTCTTTAAGGTTAATTCATTAAATGGATTTACATATAACTTTAATGAAATAGCAGGAGGGTTAGGTTTTGATACTGAAATTGATTATGCCGGTGTTTCTGCACAAGAAGTTCAAAAGGTTCTTCCAGAGGTAGTAAGACCCGCACCAGTAGATGATAAGTACATAACAGTGCAATATGATAAACTCACTGCATTACTTATTGAAGCAGTCAAGGAACTCTCTGATAAGGTTGAAAAACTTGAGCAAAAATTATCCGATAAATAACTCTAAAGCTTATAGTAATGGCAAATATTAGGAAGTCATTTAATTTTAGGAATGGTGTTCAGGTTGATAATGATAATTTTGTTGTAAATGCAAATGGCCTTGTAGGTATAGGAACTTCCGTCCCACAAACCTATTTGTTAAATGTATACGGAGATACTAGAACTACTGGATTAACTACGACACGAGATTTATTTGTAACTCAAAATGCTGAGATATCTGGTATAACGACAGTTGGAGTATTAACCGCAAGTAGTATAGATGTTGCGAATGGAGTAAATGTTGGTGGTGCTCTTACTGCGGCAACACTTAAATTGGCAAATGGAGAGACTGTTGATAATTTAATTGGTTTTGCAAGAACTACATTTATTACTGATAATGGTGGAGTAGGTCTTCATACAACTTCAAAGATTGGTATTAATACTACAACAAGTCCCGGAGCATCTGATAGTGCATTAGAAGTTTTTGGTGATGTAAATGTTACTGGTGTTATAACAGCAACTACTTTTTCTGGTAATGTAACTGGTAATATTAATGCTTCTTCTGGTGTTTCTACTTTTACCGAACTTAAAGTCGGAGCAGCAATTACAATGTCTGCCGGTATTATAACGGCAACTACTTTTTCTGGTAATGTAACTGGTAATGTAACTGGTAATATTAATGCTTCTTCTGGTGTTTCTACTTTTACCGAACTTAAAGTTGGAACAGCAATTACGATGTCTGCCGGTATTATAACGGCAACTACTTTTGATGGAGCATTAGGTTCTACTAATCTAACGGGAACTATTGATGATGCCAGATTACCAGATTTAATTACATCAAACATTAATTCTACTAGTGGTGTTTCTACTTTTAATGAACTTAAAGTCGGAATAGCAATTACAATGTCTGGAGGTATTGTAACGGCAACTACTTTTGATGGAGCATTAAATTCTACTAATCTAACTGGAACTATTAATAATGATAGACTTCCCACAACTCCACAATTTACAAGTGTAGGAATAGGAACTGCTTCTCCAACTGATGCATTACATATTCAACAATCTGGAGCAGCAGAAATATATGTCGGAAGTGATACTAATGCATCATCGTTAAGAGTTGGCAGAAATCTTGATGATAATGACTCAGGAATGGTCAAATATGGAAATACATCAGGAGCATATCCATATAGCACCGAAAAATCATTAGATTTTATGAATTTTGGTTGGGGTAATGTTAATTTTTATCTTCAGGCAGGAATTACTACTACAAGTGATTTAAATTTCAACTGGAATGTGGGTGGACTCACTAATTTGATGACCCTAACTAAGGGAGGAAATTTAGGTATAGGTATTACTAATCCCACACACAAACTAAATGTTCAAGGAATTTCTACATTTACTGGTAATGCAAACTTCGATCAAAATGTAACTATTGTTGGTGCATTATCTGCAGATTCTCTTACTCTTACTCAATCCTTAACCGCAAATATAACTGGTGATGTAACTGGTAATGTGACCGGTAACTTAAGTGGTGATGTGAATGGTAGTTTAGCAGGAATTTCTACATTTAATTATATAAAATCTAATCGTGTTGGTATTGGAACAACAACTCCAAGATGTGCTTTAGATATTAAAGATTCTACGTCAGCTGGAAGTGGATTTGTGCTTTTACCTTCTCAAACTACTTTAAATCGACCAGGTGCAGGTTCAACTATTGAGGGGTCATTAATATACAATAATACTATTAAAAGATTTGAATTTTGGAATGGAACTGCTTGGGTTGGTTTAACTACAGAGGCATAACAAAATGACATTACCAAATAGTGGATCACTTTCTTTTACGCAAATTACTAATGAATTTGGAAATCGTGGAAGTCTTGGAAGTTATCGAGTAAACCAAGATATTGGAGAGAGGAATTGGCCTTTAGATGAAGGATTTCCTACATCCGGTTCAGTGAGTTTCTCAACTTTTCGTGGTAAACGGAGAAATATTGTAGTTGATTGTTATTCCTCTGGTGGAAGTAGAGTTAGTGCGGAAAGTAGAGGAAGAACAACAGTGGGAGGTGGTCCTTCTTCGACTTCTGGTGCAAGAATCATCATTTATATTAATAAAACATTTACTAGTGATTCTACTCAAAGTAGGAATCGTTGTGCATTAAGAACAGGGAGTTTTAATAACGCTGCTAAGATGGACATTATTATGGGCAATTCTGGAAAAATTTATGGAGGAGGTGGAAACGGTGGAAACGGTGGAAATGCAGGTGAAGAGGATGCAAATAGTGGTAATGCAGGACAGACCGGAACCAGTGCATTAGGACTTCAGAGAAATGTAGAGGAAATAGTGTTAAGTGGGGGATCACTTATCAGAGCAGGTTCTGGTGGTGGTGGAGGTGGTGGAGGTGGTGCCGGAGAATTGAACAATAGTGAGGAATATGGTGGTGGAGGAGGAGGTGCCGGAGGTGCTGGCAGTCCTCCAGGATCGGGAGGTTCACGAGGTAATAGTGCTGGAGAGGTAGATGATTATGGTAATAATGGTGGTGGTGGAAGCACTAATAATGGTGGTGGAGGTGGTGAAGGAGCTACAGGTGGAGAGGAGGAAAACAACGCCGATGGTGGTGGTGGAGGAGGTGGAGGATCCTGGGGAGGTTCTGGTGGCAGTGGTGGTGAAAGTGGAAACGGAACAGGAGAAGCTAATGATGGAAACTCTGGAAGCACTAGTGGAACTGGTGGTTCTGGTGGAAGAGGTGGAGCCAGAGGAAGTGGACAAGAGCAAAAAGACGGAGGAAGTGGAGGTGCCTCTGGATATTCGATTACTTCAAATACTTCAATTCCGGGAGTATCAGGAGGAACTGTTCAAGGTCCTACAGGAGCAAATCAAGGAGTATCATAGATAGATAAATTAGATTATTATAATGGAAAAATTAGAAGCAATAGTGGATGAATTTCCTTTTCCACATATGATTATTGAGAATTTTTATAATGAAAGTGAATTGGACCTTATATGGGAAGAATTAAATTTTTATACCAAACCAGGAAAATTTTTAGAAGCAAAATATTATGGTGGAATAGTTGATTATACAAACTCTAAAGCACTTTTATTAGATGAAATATATAAAAATCATAGACTTTTATCAAATATTTTAACCGTAAATAGAAAGTTATTTAATAGCGGAGTCTTAGATCATTTTGCTAATATACATCAAAGTTGTATTTTAGCAACTGATTCAAATTACGATACGACCAAAGTCAGATACTATCACGATGGAGAGTATTACGATCCTCATACTGACAAATGCCAACCATTTTTAGGATTTTCATATTTTTATAAGGAACCAAAAAAATTTACAGGTGGAGAGTTATTTTTCCCACAATATGATTACGAGATTACTTGTGATAATAATTCTATGATTATCTTTCCTGGATGGGTGGAGCACGGAGTTACTAAAGTTAAAATTGATGAATCTGATTACTTTGATGGATTTGGTCGTTATGCAATCACTTCATTTTTTGGACGTAAACAAGTTGAAGGGGGAAAATGATAAATCAAAATTTTATATCAATTTATGATGATATCTTATCAAAAGAATATTGTGATATTATCATTAATGAATTTGAGAGTAAATTAGACCGGCATCATAAAGGTACAGTTGGAAATAGTAAAATTAAACCAGAAACTAAAACATCTACAGACATTTCTTATAATACAACCGAAAAATGTGATAGTGTTTCTATTATTTTAAGTACCTTAGAACTTGGTATAAATGAATATAGAAATAATTATCCTGATGTAGATCACATAGGTTCTTGGACTATTGACCCACTTTTTAATATACAAAAATATGAACCAAATGAAGCATATTTTGGCACTCACTGTGAATGTGCATCATTAAGATCATCTAAAAGAGTTCTTGCCTGGATGTTCTACTTAAATACTATAAATGATAATGGAGGAACAAGGTTTCCAACATATGATCTCACCATAAATGCCAGAATGGGTAGATTAGTTATTTGGCCTGCATATTGGACTCATCAACATCATGGTATTGTAAGTGAGACTGAAACAAAATATATTGCTACAGGATGGCATATATTTACAGAGACTTGACACTATCGTAAAAACCCTGTAGACTACCTTTGTTAGGGTTGAAGAGGAATCTATAAGACACATTAAGAACCGTCCACCAGGTCGCACTGGGGACGGTTTTCTGCTATAATAAGAAGGTAATCGAGGGAGACCTTTGACCATCACTCTGCGACCCCATCAGAAAGATGCCGTTGATGCCATGCTGGTTCATCAAAAGGGTCAGATTATTGTACCGACTGGTGGTGGTAAGACCTTATGTATGATTACTGACACTCAATCCTCTATTAAGAACATCAGTAGTGGCAACACTACGGTTATTGTTGCACCTCGTATTCTGCTTGCAGAACAACTTTGTAGTGAGTTTCTGGAAGTCATCGATACAACTCACACACATGTGATGCATGTTCATAGTGGTGAGACTTCACACTTCTCCACAACAAAAGCAGAAAAGATCAATCTTTTTGTAAATACTGCTAGAACTGCTGGTGAGAATGTAGTAATCTTTACCACATATCACTCTCTACATCGTCTTGTAGAAGCAGATATTGAAGTCAATACGATTTACTTTGATGAAGCGCATAACTCAGTCCAACGTAACTTTTTCCCTGCTACGGAGCACTTTTCTGCTGATGCTGATCGGTGTTACTTCTTCACTGCTACTCCTAAGCATTCTCTCTCTATTTACAAGGCAGGGATGAATGATTATGAGGTCTACGGTAAAGTCATATGTAATGTTCCTGCTCCTACATTAGTAGAGCAAGGATATATTCTGCCACCTAAGGTTGTTGTAAAGCAACTGGATATGGTTCAAGATAAGCAGATGATTGCCGACCGTGATTGTCAGAATTTGATTGATACGATTGATGAGAACTCGCTGGATAAGATTCTGATTGCCGCACGTTCTACCAAACAGATTATCAAACTTCTGAGTCAATCTGACTTCCGTAATCAACTGGCAGAACGTGGTTATTCCTGTCTGTATATTACATCCAAGACTGGTGCTATCATTGACGGTCAGAAAGTCAATCGTGAGGTATTCTTTGATACTCTGAATGCATGGGGTAAAGATCCTAACAAAAAGTTTGTTGTTCTTCATCACTCTATTTTGTCTGAAGGTATCAACGTCAGTGGACTTGAGGCAGTATTGTTCATGCGTAACATGGATTATATCGGTATCTCCCAGTCAATCGGTCGTGTGATCCGTCTAGGAGGCACCCAGAAGACCTTTGGACTGGTCTGTGTTCCAGTCTATGATAAAGTGGGCATCAGCACTGCTAAGTCCGTTCAGGCAGTTGTAGACACCGTGTTTAAGCAGGGTCAACCTGCCATTTCCGTTATCCGTCGTTGAGGTTATTATGAAAAAACTATCACCATTTGAAAAAGCAACAGAAAGATATCAGAATGCTCAAAAAATGATGTTTGTGAAAGAACGATTAAAAAAAGAATTACCCCCTCGTGGTAGTGCTGCTTATAGATATTTTTCTGATCCAGATAAAAATCCACCATCATATTATAGTCTTGTGGAAAGTATTGATAATATGTCTCTCGAAGAATGTAAAAATCATCCCTCTTGGAATTGGTGTTGGTGGATTGATTTATGGGAATTCCCATGAGAACTGACCACTTGCTGAACTGTCACTCTGCCCCTCCACTCTGCCCCACTCTGCCCTATAATACAAAGGTAATCAACGGAACACCACCATGAAAGTTGCAGTGACTCTCTATGAATCTGGAACAACTTTTGAGGAGGTTGTTATTGCCCGTGATTATCAACAAGCAAATCAGAAAGCACTTGCACGTAATCCTGGATCTACAATTATAAGTACCACTGCTATTTTTGATCAACCTGATCATGATACTTCTTGGACTGAAGAATCTTCACATGATGGAGGTTATTCTTCCTCTTCTGGTTCTTCTAGTGGACTTGGTGGAATTGCAATTCTAGCACTTGGTGGATGGTTAGCATGGGAGGCATGGAAGTTGGGTTCTGCTGTTGTTATGACTGCTTGGCAGTGGATTGTAGGTGCTGCACAATGGGCATGGGGTTTATTCTCTTGGATTCCATTTATGTCACCACAACTTCTTGTTGGTCTTATTTTTGGTTTCTTCTTTATTGTTCTTATTCTTGGAGCACTTGATGACTAAGTTTCTCAAACCACATGTTCATAATCAGAGTCTTCTGAATGTAAAACCAGGAGACCCTGATGGTTTTGTATCTAATGATGGAATGTGGGCTGCTATACCATTAGCAGGAAAGAAGAAAGGGTTCTGTATTATACATAATGGTAGTCAAGTGCATAGTGTAAAAACGTATAAACAAGCACTTGATTATATCAAAAAGTATTCTAAAATTAAAAAGAAAGCAACCTCCTCTCTTGAAAAATTTCTATGACTGACCAACAACAAAAACGCAAAGATGCACTTGGACTTTTTTACGAAAGTGTATTAAAACCTGATTCTGAACTTAGAAAATGTGCTCACAATCAAGAATGTTTCTTTGAGTTGATGGAATGGAGAGCAGAAATTTTAGAGTATCTTGATAATCGTAGAAATCAGGAGTTTCACCAATGACAGCACAATATGTGCTTTTTTTGGTATTTGGAGTTATTTTATATGTGATAGTTGTTGATCCAAATGTCGCAAAAGCATTTGATTATCTTCTAAAGTTAGTGAATACAAATATTAGAAAGGAATTGTGGTGGTTAAAAAATAATCCTTCTAATCCTGTGGTAAAATATATGATGTACCGTAAAAATCTCAAGCTTGCGAAGGAATTGCGAGCAAAAATAAATAAACATCTAGAGGCAAAAGAATAATATGCTGTCTACGAAATACCGTCTTCGGTTAGAATTTATTTGTAAATGTATTGCAAATAATGAAGAAGTGAAACTTGAAGACATGGTATGGGCACAAAAACTTGCGAAAGCAAATACTTCTGCTCATGAAATGTTAAAGAAGGCACGAAGACAATCTTCTCAAGATATTGAGGAAGGTAGTATGGATGATTTTATGAATAGGATGGGATTAGGAGACCCGGACCCATCCAATTATAAAACGGGATTTAATGGTGCTGATGATATTGTAAATTGGTTTAATCAAGATAAAAGAGATGATTGGAGGCAAAGAGATTAAAATGCAAGCAGTAATTTACAGCAACGGAAGTCAAGAGTGTGAGAGAATGATATCTCTTCTTAAATCTCTTGGTGATGATTTTCATGAATATGTTTTAGGTGTTGACTTTGATGATAAGGCATTTGAGGCAGAATTTGGATCAAATGCAACATATCCTCAGGTTGCAATTGGATATCATCACATTGGTAGTATGAAGGAGGCACTTCAGTATATGAATGAGCAAGGGATGTTTGTATGAAACCTATAATCCTTTTTGCTTGTTTTTTACCTCTGGCATTAATTTGGATTATTATGAAACTCTCATTATGGATTGCAGCTGTTAATCAAGAACAGAATTATGTCCGATCAGAATCCAGAAAACCACACGGACCATATGTGGCAGATGCATATGCGGATGTTGATGCGGAGGAAGAAGAGTATGGAGACCGCACAGATTATAGATGATGCCTTATATGAGTATTATACTGTAGAACAAGGTAAACCCGTCCCTAATTGGAAATATATGAAAGATGCTGATTGGTGGATTGATTATCTTGAAAGTTTAGGTATTGACCCAAGAAATCCATAGTGTTAAATATAACACAAGTTGGACTGAAGCAATGGATCAGAACTTAAATTGGAACTTACTGCATCAGTTTGCAAAAGAATTAGGTGATGAGGGTCATGACTACAAAATACATCAGAGATCCTTATCAGACACAGTGAGCACACACAAGGAAATTGTGATAGAATATGGGTATAATTCAAAAGAAACCTGATGCCTGATGAAATTTGGAAAGTCATGAACAATCTTGAGCAATCATTTTCCCGTATTTCTACGGTAGAATTTATGTTAGATGAATTGCAAGAGGCTGTAGATGAACAAAATCAAATGAAAATTGTTGATATTTGTTATGCTCTAAATTCCTTCCTTCCAGTTTATACTGAAAACTGGGATAAAAACTTTAAGAAAGCATGGAAAGAGGTGGTAGTATGATTCCAGTTTTTGTCGATGATCCTAACACCTGGACAACAATACAGGTTCCACAAGAGATTGTGAGAATTTGTGAGGATTTTACATCACTTGATCCCTATAATGAAGAAAACACTGTCAGTCAAAAGTTAAGATTGATTGATTGTTATTGGTATAATATGGGATATTATGGTGGTGTCCCTCCTATCTTTCCTTTGTTTGAATAATATGATTAATCCAATCTCTTATGTAAAGAACACCAGAACTTCTTATTCTAAATTATTAGAGAGGAATATAAATGAGGTTCAGGTTCAATTTGATGATGAAAATCCTGCATGGATTCCTTATGATACTTTAATCGCAATAGATCGCATGATTGCAAATGGAAAAGAATAATGTTGTAGAGTACATAGGATGCTCTCAAGAGCAGATAAGATGGGGAAATAATGATGATCCTACTTCCTATCTTATAATTGGTAAGGAGTATACAGTTGAGAAAGTAGATGTTCATTCTCAACATACAAAAATCAAACTCTATAATAAAGTGGGATGGTTTAACTCAGTATGCTTTAAACTAAAACATTCTGGGGTAAATAGTAGTTTAGAATATCTAAAAGACATGGATCCAGATAGTATACAATTAGAAACCACATCTAAACTCTTTGAATATGAAAAACTATCCAGAGAAATTGAGAACTGTGAAGATCTTGATACTGTTAAAGTAATGGCAAGATGCTTCATTAAATTATATTTGAGACATCAAGAAGTTACAGTCCAAACTATGAAAATGCGATGAGTTTAATTGACCCTTCTGACCCACTATTTTTCACAGAATCATCCAGTGAACCTTATGATCGACATCACTATAAAATTATAAAAACTGATGGTATGTCTCTTACAGTAGAATCATGGGGAGAAGCACAATCAATCTGGTGGAATACTCCATCATCTTTTCTCTCTCATATTGATGTAATAGATAAACAAGAAGCAAAAGGTTTCAAATGATTAATGATTTTCTAGACAACTTAGGTGCTCAACAACATGAAAAAATGATTGAGAAGAATGCCAGCAAAGAAGACTACTACAACTCGCAAAGCGAAGGTAAAGAGTTCAGCAAAAACTCCCAAGAAAAAGAATCTAACACCTGAAGAAATGCATCCATTTAAAGCATTCCCTTATCGATTAGAATATAAGGACGGAAACGAAGATCGAATTTGCCACTTTGATTGTGATGAACACAGACAAGCATACATCAAACGATACAAACTTAGAAAAAACAAATACACAATTAATGATCTCACCGTTGCCTAACCTAATCGCAATGGGCTTGATATTTCTGTCCGTCTTTGCTATAATCACTGCAGGATACATTCACGGGCATATGAGCATCTCTGCTGTCTACAAAACTTTAAATCCATGACTAAAAAAGAATTTACCGGAAAGGGTGGTGAAAGTTGGGAGTGGGAAGAAACTCCTGAGGTTACTGAGGCACTCAAACAACTTCATGATAGAGTGAGACTTGTTAAACTCAAAGAGCAAGATGATCAACTAAACTATGATACAGGAGGAAAATGAACGATCAATTTATGAATGACGACCAATTTGATGAATTAATGGGAGATGTTGATCAGTTATTGAAAAGTGGACAGGAAAAGTACAAGAAAAAAATGAACAATATCAAGGAAGAAAGACTTGATTTTGAAGATATGGAACTTCTTCAATTGGAGTTCTATGTAAGTGAAATGGAGAAAAATTGTTCGATGGGTGGAGAGATCCGTCGTCATGAATCCATTTACCATAAAATCAAAAAAGAACAATCACGACGAATTCTTGTTAAACTTGAAGAAGAAGCACTCGGTAAATTTAAATGAAAGATCAACCAATCACAGTCGAAGACTATAAAGAGCACAGTCAAGAGTTCTTTGATAAGTATTTTTATGTTGCCAAAGAACTTGGTGAAGGTGCTAAGGCAGAAGACATCCTTAAAATTATGGAGTCTCTTGCTGGTGTTGTTATGAAGAAAAGGTCTGAAACTAAAGTAGGACCTTTTGGATT